TTGGTTTTCGATTTCCAGAGCCCTACACACGTGAACCATAACAGATTAAGACAATCTTGGTCCCAAGCCAGAACCTGAGAGGTGCATACCGAGTATAACCATCCGTCAGTATCTTGAGATGGCTTCTACCTCTTCTGCCCCGCTCGACAGTGATTTTGAAGGAGTTAGTATTGGAGGGTCCGGTTTGTCGATGGAAGCTGCTATGGAGCAAGCTGCACAGATTGCTTCCACTCTCGGGGTAGAGTCCCCTCTAAGCATATCAGCCACATCAACTGCTCTCAAAGCCCCAGGTCCGCCCCCCCCGGCTAAAGAACCGAAAGCAAAGGGACGAGGAGCAAAGAACAAAGGAAAGTTCAGAGGGGATCAAGGTGAAAAAAGTCAGCTCCAAGTCACAGGTCCCAAGACAACATCAGCACCCCTCACCCTAGGGGGTTTCATCCAAGCGGGGGTGGCTCCTCCTGAGGCCCGTGAACCCTACTTGCCGCCCCTCGAAGTTGCCCAATCAGCGGAAGTTCAAGAACTATCGGTCAGGTCTGGTGCTTTAAGTGATACCGTTTCAGACCTGGCGACAACAGTGTCCTCGCTCCTGGCAAAGACATCCGCTCTCGAGCAGAGCAACCTGGCTCTTCAAACATCATACAACAAGCTCGCCAAGGAATTCTCGTTGCTCAAGATGCAGATGACAGGCTCTACGGGAATCACTCCTACTCGGCCATCTGGACCTGCCAAGCTTAGAGGGAGTACTGCAACTGCCTCGTCAGCCGCTGCGGCTAAATCCACTGTGGTGGCTCCAGCTGCTCCGCTAGCGACACGCTCGGAGGTGGTTCAGAGCGGAGCTGGGATTTGGGGACAGGAGGACCCAGTGGAGTGATCTCTGGTGTCTAGCAGCCACGAAGAATGCAAAGTTCTCTTTCTTGGTCTCTCTCCACCGGGAGGATCTCTCCAATGATAATTGAACAACAACCAGAAATTGAAAAAACCTAAGTCTCCGCATCTGTCTGAAATAATCAACACCCAGATTGTAAAGATTTCACTACAGCACTGAGATGGCAGCTGACCTTGCAACTGCTCTCTTCTCCTCTAGAGTATTCACCCCAGTTCCAGTGCTTGGAGCTGGGAAGAAAGGGAAACTAGCTTCACTGGCTTTGGTGGATAAGGTTCCGATCATAATCCTTCCCCCTGCCGCATCAGATGATACTCGGAGGGCCTTCTTGTTCACCATTGCCTGCTGTGGAACGTCAGGTTCTCGATCCCTCAACGCTTGGAAGTCATTCATTGCTACCTATGTCGTTGCTAACACACCTTCCTTCGCCAGCAGACTTCCTGCTCACACTTACTCGATCACCACTCTTGAGGAGTCCCAGGTCGAGGCCATCAACAACTTCTTCGCGGCGTTCCGCCAGGCATGCCAAGCTCGTGATCAAACCCAAGTCGAATCCTTAGCCCGTGGAGCTCTCCAGTCAGGACTCATCCCCGGTTTGCCTCTCCCTGACTCAGCCCTCCAGTGGACTGATGCTAACAATCAGTGGGCTACCAAAATCCTGATAGG